ATCGTCATCGTGTGATAGGATTTTCGGTATGTATAAGTCACCGAGGTCTTTAGTTGTACCATCGAAATAGCAGGGAGCATGGGTAGGTAGCTTGCTTGCAAGGATTTTTAAGATGCTTGACTTACCCGAACCCATGTGACCTATCACTAGGGTAGTACCTTCGGGGTTTGCTAGAATCGACTGTACTACTTCGTCGATGGATTGTTCATACATGCGCTCTGCGGTCATTGCTATTTTAGACATTTGGATTCTCCTGTTGTTGTCTGTAAAGTTACTGCGTTAGTTGTTAATGGGTGATGCTTGGGTGATGCTTGGGTGATGCTTGGGTGATGCTTGGGTGATGCTTGGTTAATACGGTTACCACGAAAACTCTTTTAGTAAATCGTCGACCTTGTTCTTAGTGTCTAAACGTAAGTCGTCATCCTCACGTAATGCGTCAGGGGTAATACCTACCAATGCGGATTCAATCTTTGCCTTGGCTTGCTTCATTTTCGGGTCATCAGTCACGTTGAACTTATCCAATAAGTCGACCATGTCCTTGACATTAGATACTAGGGAGTCCCTAAAGATTTGCTTAGAGTTACCTGATAACTTAGATGACATGTTCGTTAGTGCCTCATGAGTCCTAGTCCATACGTCTTGGTACGCTAGTTCAAGGTTAGCTGTATACGCAGAAGCATATGACTCCATAAGAACTTGCTGTGCGTCATTGCCAATGTCCACTCGCCAATCGCCGACATCAGGCACAGGGCTGAACTTAACCGAGAATCGGTACTTATTGCGTAGGTCATCGACATCGGGGTAGTCGTGTACGTTGAACATCGTGCCTAGTTTGTGTTGCGCCCTCAGTATCATATTGGGATAGTCATTCAGGGCTACCGTTACGAGTTGGTCAAAGTCCATCTCCATCTGACTGATTGCCTTGTGATAATCAAAATACATCTTGGTGGTTAACAGTCGCATACCACTATCAGACCAAGGCATCGTTGCATGGTAGTGAAATGACCGTGAATTCCCTGCGAACTTGCCAATGGCTTGGAAGATGGGTTCATCAGCGATCAGGTTCTTGTGATAGTTACCTGCTCTTGTGGTAGTGTGTTTAGCGGTGTCAATCTCTTGACTTACTACCTTGTCGAACTTACGCCCTGTCCATAAGCTAATGTTCAATTCGACAAGCATTGCCGATGAACTGATGGTGGGTACGGATACTGCGGGTGCGGTGAAGTTGGCTACGTTTTGATTCATGGTGATTCTCCTGTAAGGTTACTGCGTTAGTTGCTACGGTTAGTTTGATACATCTTGCTATACTCTACCACTATATACTATATTATACGACAATATGATACTACTGTCCAGTTTTTAGACCACCAAGGCGAGTTCGTGGCATCACGATAATGATGCGTTCCTCATCCATAGATTGCAGGGTTACATCGTAGTCAGTCCAACAGACTATGCAGTAGGTTCTTCGCCCGATACGTTTCACGTCGCCTGTTCTCATGGCATCACCTTGGCAAACGCCGTACCCATGAGATAGAGCAGACCCAAAGTGCAGACCCACATAACTACCCACCCAAGTTGTTCCTTGGTTCTATCCCAATCGTTTTCACAACGCCAAATAGGTGTGGCGTAATCGGCATCACGAAATGCCTCAGACATACTGCTCTTAGTTTTCTCCTTGTGCCATTGTGCCAAGGCATCATCTGCTTGGTAGTTAATACGTGGTAAGGGGGTAGGTTTAGCTACGGGTTTAGTTACTTTTACCATGTCAATCTCCTAGATATAGGTGGTTAATAAAATCGTGGTACGACTTACCATTTTGCGGTGTAAGGTTATCGCCAAAGATGAACAAGTATTCGTTGCGTTCTTTGACAAGGACTTGTTTCTCCTCAATGGTTAGTGTCTTACTGGTTAGCAGTTGGGTCAAGGAATTGCGGTTGCGCTCCTCAATCAGGGTTGTCCTGCTACGTGGTTCGTACTTTTTAGTCATGCTTCAATCTCCATTCCTTTAGGTAATTGTTTTACATACTTGACTGTCCAAGCTACATCACCGATCCACCCACAAGTACCACATACACCCTTTGGTCTGATAGCCCAACACGTTCTTAGTTTTGTAGCGGTGTAGGTAAGGTTCATGCTTTTAGCTCCTTCTTGCGTTTAGTTAAATATTTGGCAACACTACTAGCCAATACCCGACGATGCCCACCAAAAGTAATAAAGTATTTAAACTCACCAGCATCAATCATCTTTTGGGTAGTACCTAACGACAGGGATATAGCCTTCGCCACTTCTCTTGATGTAAGAAACTCTTTCATATTGTCCTCTTGGGGTTGAGTTGCTTTAACATGGTCAAGTCGGTAATGCAGACATAGTTAGACTTGTTGAGTGGTGCAATGGTGAACTTACGCTCTTTAGCGATTTCGTCACCGCATGGTAGGCAGAAGGTATAGCCTAGGTGCAGACGGTTTAGGTCATAGACCTCGCCACATTGCATACAACGTGGAATGTACTTCTTTACTTGTGACATATAAATCTCCTGTAAGGTTACAGCGAATGTTGTGAATGTTGCGGTTGTTGATAAAGTCTACTATATATTACCTAATACTATTACATTACATCTAAAAATAACTTCTACTAACTTCTTATATTATACGCTATCAGCTTGACAAAGTCAAGGTTTTGGTATCTAAGAGTATCATATTGTATTAAAGAATAAAAGTTCTTATTAGTTCTTATTTGGAGTAGTTATAAGTATATGAATATATTGATAAGTTCGGAATGTTCGTAAAGTTCTGCCCTTTTTAGGCAATGGTGCTAAAAAAGATTTTGGGGGGTAAAAGTAAGTTTTAGTTTTTTATCAGTCGTTGCTGGACTCATTCAAAAAAACGACCGAACTTTACGAACTTTACGAACATTACTTAATAATCAAGGACTTACAAAAGAACTTTACCAAGAACATTGCAAGTCAAAACCGAACATTAGGTAGGGAATACCCTATGTTTTACAAAATCAACCCCAACCCTGTGCTACCCGCCAATTAAAGTCACTGGCATCGTTCGCTGTAACTTTACAGGACACAGCCTATCAAATCTTATCAAGCCGATTTTACAGAACTCCACATAACAACCCAACACATACAACCAATAAGAACTCCGCACAACTCAACCCTATGCTACATGCTGCTCAAAGTCACTGGCATCGTTCCCTGTAAAGTTACAGGCTAAGTTATTGTGCGACGCACAAAATCAGAGCGAAAAAAAACCACCCCGAAGGGTGGTTTGTTGAGTGTAACCTTACAGGTTACTTAGGTGGATTAGGATCAATCACTTTGGTTTTGATATTTAGAGCCTTGAGAGCTTTAATATCATCAGCAATTCCAGCATAACCCGCTTTGATTTCAGTCAGCTTTTTAATTGCCTGATTGATTAAGCGCAAAGCCTGAACGTCATCCTTTGCTGGCTTACTCTTTCCAGCCGTCGCACCAGCTTGTGATTTCTCAAAGCGGGTATTGAAAGCCTTACGGAAATTGTAATAATCGGTTTGGTACTTGTCCTTATAAAAAGCCTGATCAGCTTGCTGTTTAACATCTAAACTAGCCGTATCAGCTTTAAACAATTTAAGAGCGTCACCGTTATTCTTCCAGCCCTTGATGATATTGAGCACGATACTGTCACGCAACTTGATAGCATCAACGTCAGATTCATCTTTAGCAAACCCGATGAAGTGAGAGGGTAAACGCTTATTGGCTACAAATACATCAACCAACTTGTTTTTACTATCCCGCTCATTGTCAGCCATTCCCGACCAGCTTACAATGTGCTGGCTTTCGTCAGCGTTCAAAGGGGCAAACAATACTACTGGCTTATCAGCCTTATTTACTTGTGGCATGGTATATCCTTTCGAGATATTAATTTACTACTTAGGTTATTAAAGAAAGAATCTGATTGAGTAGTTACTAGGTGAAACCTTGCAACCGTTTTACAACCCCAATCATTAAATACAGTATAACATCATATGGTATTATTTGTCAATAGCTGTAACCTTACAGCAAACCTTGACAGGCTACCAGCGACCCCCCACCACCACGCTACAGCTTAGGAGTCCCCCGCACTACATAGTTTGCTATTACGCACGAGCAATACCGAGTTTTTACGTTTTAACAAAAACACCCCCCGGTATCTCGACTAAGTACCTAGGCAAAAATTTTTTATATATAAAAACGCCGGATTGTAAAAAAAAGTGTGTAAGTGTAAGAAAAAGTAAGTACCTAGGCAAAAATTTTTTTGTGTTATATACTACACATATGTTGCACCGCAACAAAGGTTCCCCAACGGAACCTCACTAACTTAAAGGAAAAACCATGTTTGATTTCACTAAACAAACCAAGCAGTTCGAAGAATTGGCAAAGCGTATTCAAGAAGTAAACGAGTTCTGGATTAACTCCGTGCTCACATCAACTAAAGAGTTCTTTAATACAGCTAAAACTAAATAAAGACTTCTTTAATAAAACTGGGGGGTAAGCAGATACTCACCTGCGAGAACACCCCCCTTGTACTTTTTAAGTACCTAGCCCTAAAAATTTTTATGTCCCGTTCGGGAACTTTCGGCCTGGCAGCCTTGTAAAACCTAATGTTGTATGGGGGTCGGTAATTGGTTTTTTGGGTAAAAACCTGGGCAATCCGGGCAGCAACACAAAAAATAACTACACCATAAAAACTTAATATATAATCGCTTCATCATCAACGTCTGGACCGGGACCCGATGCAACTACAAATTGAACCTGATTTGGCTATACCAATGCCAAGTGAAAACCTAAAGTTGACGGACTTTAGAGAACGAGCAGAGGCAGCTTGCAAAACAGCAGAACTGCTGGGATTAGATACGACCCCTACAGAAGAAGATAAGGTAGAGGCGGAGCAGATGCTATATGAGATAGCAGAGAACGAACCCAAGGCAAACAAGGTTCTTGCTAAGAAAGCCCCCCAGATTAGACCGGCAACCTATGGTCACGTAAAGTCCCTACTAGATGAATTTAGTATTCGTGTCGTAGACAATGCACTCCAGATTCGGCTCCTGGTAACAAACAAGCTACTGTTGGATTCAAACAACGATGATCCACGTGTGCGCATTCGGGCATTAGAACTACTGGGTAAGATCACAGACGTGGGTTTATTTACCGAAAAATCCGAAGTAACCATCAATCATCGCTCTACACAAGACCTTACGTCGTCGCTACGTGCAAAAATACAACGGTTAATGCACCCCGAAATAGAAGATGTAAACACCGTCAAGATGAACGGCGAGGTCATTGACTTAGACAAAGAGCTGGGTCTGGAAGAAGTAGAGGAAGTAGAAGTTGTAGAAGTAAAGGATAAAGATAGTGAGTGAGGTGGCAGAGGGCTTGGAACAAAACCAAACCCAAGAAAATCCTAATGACTTAACGTCCCTCACGGACAGCGAACTGCAGTTCCTATTTGACAACATAGATGCCTTCTCCCCCGAAGAACAGATGGAGGTTGATGTTATTGCAGAAGAGCTAGAAGCCCGACGTTCTGCTAAAGCCTGTCAAATGGACCTCATTGAGTTCTGTAAGAAGATGCAGTCTGACTATAAAGTAGGTAAGCACCATAGAATTCTGGCAGATATGCTCATGGATATTGCCGAGGGTAAAAAATCACGTGGGTGCGTTAACATACCGCCACGCCACGGTAAATCCCAACTTGTCTCTATTTACTTTCCGGCATGGTTCTTAGGTAAGTACCCCGACAAAAAGGTGTTAATGGTCTCCCACACGACTGATCTGGCTGTGGACTTTGGACGGAAGGTGAGGAACTTAATTGACAGGACTGAATATAAACAGATTTTTCCAACAGTCACTCTTGCGGCAGATAACAAGTCTGCTGGGCGTTGGAATACTAATGCTGGTGGGGAGTATTATGCTTGTGGTGTTGGTTCTGCCCTTGCTGGTCGTGGGGCGGACT